ATTACAACGAATAACATTCATGGCCCAGGAGTGGCAATCGAAAACCTTGCACACTTTGAGGGACAAAGATGGTTAGTTGCATTGATTAAACACAGAACAGAAATGGGAAGGAAAAATGGCGAAACCAACCAATCCTAAACTGTATGCAAGAGCAAAAGCCATTGTAAAAGCAAGAGTAAAAAAATGGCCATCAGCTTATGCTTCTGGGCAGTTGGTTATTCAGTATAAAAAAATGGGTGGTAAATATAGAAAAGCATGAGTCTAACTAAGTGGTTTAATGAAAAATGGGTAGATATATCTACCAAGAAAGATGGAAAGCATCCTGCTTGTGGAAGAAAGATGGGTGATGGAAGATCTTATCCTAAATGTGTACCTTCAGCTAAAGCTAATAGAATGAGTGTTCAAGACAAAAGAAAAGCGACTAATAGGAAAAGAGCTACTAATCCTAGTGGTGGTGGCAAGAAACCAACTTATGCAAGGACATAGATAATGGCAAAAACACCTGCATGGCAAAGAAAAGAAGGTAAGAATCCTAGTGGTGGATTAAATGCAAAAGGCAGAGCTAGTCTTAGAAGACAAGGTAAGAATATAAAAAGACCAGTATCTGCAAAAGAAGCTAAAAAGAGTCCGAAGGCAGCAGCTAGAAGACGAAGTTTTTGTAAACGTATGATGGGTATGAAGAAAAAGCTGACTAGTAAGAAAACAGCAAATGATCCAAATAGCCGTATAAATAAAGCATTAAGAAAGTGGGACTGTTAACAAGGGAGAAAATATGTCTAACGAACAAGAATCTACAGAAAATGTAGAAAACACATCAACAGAAGTTGAAAGTACTATTGCTAACGATACTGGTGAGCAAAATCAAGTTGAGCAACCAGACCAAGTTGCTAGACCTGATTGGTTACCTGAGAAGTTTGAAACACCAGAGCAACTCAAAACATCATATGAAAACCTAGAAAGGAAATTTCATACAAGACGTGATGAGATAAAAGCAGAATTAGTAAATGAACTTAACGAAGAAGCATCAAAAGAAGTTCCTGTAAGTGCTGGAGATTACCAAATAGACTTACAGGATGAAGATGGTAACAAGCTTGAGATTGATGAAAACAATCATATGCTTGGTTGGTTCAGAGAAAAAGCTCATAATATGGCACTAAGCCAAGATGAGTTCAATGACTTTGTTAGTGAATATATGGCTATGGAACAAACATCAGGGCCAGACTGGAATGAAGAAAGCCAATCTTTAGGTGAACATGCAGATAGAAGGCTTGAAAGAGTTGATGCTTGGGCAAGTTCTGTATTAGGTAAAGATGATTATAATACATTTGCTGACATTCCTGCATCTGCTGGTATGGTTAAGTTCTTTGAATCTATAATGGAGTTAAATGGTCAACCTAAATTTAACATGACATCTACTACAGAGTTTCAAGAAACTGTTACTAGAGAAGACTTAATGGCTGCTCAAAGAGATCCTAAATACTGGCAAAATGGTGGAGATCCAACTCATATAGCTAGAGTTAGGGCTATGGCAGAACAGCTTGCAAAGAGACGTGCATGAGAACTGTAAAGAAGCCTAAAACAATGGGTGTAACAAAAGTTGCACAAAAAGATGCAGGTTTTTACAAATATATAAAAAGTAATAAAGGCTTAACAGAAAAAGAAATTATGACACTTTCTAAAGACACTATAAGTCTTTTTTGGAAGCAGTACACAAAACAAGAAAAGGAAGACAATATTCCATTTTAGTAATGTGAATTAACAAAGTTTCTGTTTTCTGAAAGATTGAAATTACTAGAAGGCTCGTAGAATTACTTATAGGCCCAGTTTGGAACAACCTTGATGTAGTAGTGAAGCGAATAACCAGAATAGTATAATTTTAACCTTTAATGGAGGCTTTAATGGCTTTAACTACCATAAGCACTTCCTTTATTGAAGAGTTTGAATCTGGAGTACACGTTGCTTATCAACGTATGGGTTCTAAACTCAGGAATACTGTTCGTACTAGAAATGGTGTTAAGAACAAAACAACATTCCAAAAAATCGGTAAAGGTTTTGCTACTACAAAAGCAAGGCATGGTAACATCGCACCCATGAACCTTGCACATACTAACGTAAGTGTAACAGTGGAAGATTATTTTGCTGGTGAATGGGTCGATGATCTAGATCAGTTAAGAATCAACCATGACGAAATGCAAGTTGCTCAACAGTCTGGTGCTTATGCATTAGGTAGAAAAACAGATGATCTTATTTTAGATCAGATGACTACTACTACATCAGCACATGACGAGACAACCAACGGCATAACTTTATCATGGGCTTTAGAGCTTATGGAAAAGTTTGGAAACAACGAAGTCCCTGATGATGGTCAGAGATACGCAGTTGTAGGTTGGGAGCAATGGTCACAGCTAATGGCAATCGATCAATTCTCAAGAGCAGAATATGTTGGTGAGAATGATCTTCCTTTTCCAACTGGTGTAACAGCCAAAAGATGGTTAGGTTTCATGTGGTTTGCACATGGTGGTCTACAAGGAAGAAACGGATCAGGAGCTGCTGGTACAACACACAAAGAGTGTTTTGCTTACCATAGAGATGCCGTTGCACATGCAATCGGTACAGATATAACTTCAAATATGCAATATCACAACGATAAGGACAGCTACTTTGTATTAAACAAAATGCAACAGAACGCAGTCTTAATCGATGCTGAAGGTGTATTTGAGCTAGAACTAAAGAACTAGGAGGGAAACATGGCTTTTGCACAATCAGATTTAAGTTTAGTTTCCTATTCAGGTAATGGTTTTCATATCTGGCACTACACATCAACAGATGCATCTACAACAATCGATGGAGCTGGTTATTTCAATGACATGGCTAATGAGATGAATGTAGGTGACGTTATCTTTGCTAACACAGCAACAGGAGGTACACCTGTGTACGGAATGTTTGTTGTCAATGCTAATGATGGCACAACAGTCGATGTGGCCAATATAGTATCACTATCTGGAACAGATTCTGACTAATGGCTAAGAAACCAACAACAAAAAAGAAGGAGGTAGCTGTAAAGGCTACTTCCTCTACTAATTCCAAAAGAATAATCTTTGGGTCAAAAGTAACACTTGGGAGCAGAGTAAATGCCAAAAGCTAAAGATGGTAAAGAATTTCCATATACAAAAGAAGGTCTTGCACAGCTTGCATCTTATAATGAAAAGTTAAATAGAAAAAATAAGAAAATGGGTAAAAAGGATACTACTTCTAAGGACAAAACAGAAAGTCCTTATAACAAAGTACGTTCTGATGACGTTCCCAGCACATAGAGGTTAACAAATAATGCCAAATACAGCCAAGACCGATATTGAGGTAGCACAAAGGGCAATGGTCTTAGTTGGCATGGAGCCTTTATCCTCTTTTACAGAAGCTACTGATGAAGCACTTGTGATGAACACTAGCTATGAAGACATAGTTGAGGATTGTTTAGCACAGAATAACTGGAACTTTGCTACTGGTCAGATACAGTTATCAAGACTAGCTGATGCACCAGTAGATCGTTGGGATGCTGCTTATGCAATGCCAACTGAGCCTGCTGTTATTCAAGTACAAACAATAACAATCGAAGATGCTGTTCAGCAATATGATATCTATGAAAGATATATCTATCTAAATGCTAATGAGAATGACAGAGTTGTTCTTAATTATATATTTAGAGTTGATACTCAGTATTGGCCACCTGCATTTACCTTATGGGTTATATATCGTCTTGCATCAATTTTGGCTTTATCTGTTACAAGAAAAGCAGATATTGCACGTTCATACAGCCAACTTGCCGATTTGCAATTTAGAAGAGCCAAAGCCAGAGATGCACAACAAGTTACAACTCAACAAGTGGCATTGAGTAGGTTTCACAGAATTAGATTAGGTTCTGGAATCTTTACAAAAATTGAAGGGACTACAGGAACTTAAATGAATGGCACTTCTAAGGCAATTTACGACTAATTTTTCATCAGGGGAGCTATCCCCTCTTTTATCATCTAGAGTTGATGCTGAAGCCTATCGTAATGGAGCATACAGGCTTCGTAACGTAAGGTTAAAGGCTCAAGGTGGTTGCACTAGAAGACCTGGACTAAGGTATCTTCAGACCCTTGCAAATGAGGTTTATCAGACAGAAGCCTATGTTTATGATGAAGATGAGGCTTATATATTATTATTTAGTGACACTAAATTAAGAGTTGTGGATATATCAAGTCCTACAACAATACTGCAAACAATAACAAGTTGTCCATGGACATCTTCACAAATAGGCTCATTAGTTGTTGCACAAAGTGGTGACACGATGTTTGTGACACATCCAGATATTCCAATGCAACAAATACAAAGAACAAGTGCCAGTAATTTTACAAGAACTGCTTTTGCATTTGATTCTTCAAATGGATTGACTTATCAACCATATTATAAATTTGCATCAGGTAGTGTTACTATTACTCCTGGACAAACACATGGTTCAACAACATTGACTGCAAGTGCTGATGCATTTACATCAGACTACGTTGGTTTATATTTAAGGTTGGTTGATTCTGCTGGTTTAGTATTTCATGCAGAAATTACTGCATACACTAGTGCAACTGTTGTTACAGCAACTATATCTGGAACAATGTCTAATACAAATGCCATTACTGACTGGCAAGAACCAGTATTTAGTTCTGTCAGAGGGTATGCAAGAGCCGTAACATTACATGACCAAAGATTAATATTTGGTGGTAGCCGTGACCTTCCTAACTTTTTATTTATGTCAAAGATTGGTGAGTTTACTAATTTTGATGTTGGAACAGGAAATGACGATGAATCAATACAAATACAAATTGCAGAAGCACAGGTATCCGAAATCAAAGCCTTGCAGTCATTTCGATTTCTCACAATCTTTACTTCTGAGCAAGAACTCTATGTGCCAACTAGTGAGAACAAACCTCTTACACCCTCAACCATTACAGTTAAGAAACAAACTAGCTATGGCTCAGGAGCTGTCCAACCTCAAGAATTTGATGGTGCTATAGTTTTTTTGACTAAATCAAAAGGTGCTATTCGTGAATTTATATTCTCAGATATATCGCAGGCATATAACTCAGACTCAATAACCTTGTTATCAGAACATCTTATTGGAACACCTACAGCTATTGAAGCACAACGTGAATCATCAGATCAAATGGAAGGTTATTTGTATTTACTGAATTCAGATGGTCATATGCCAGTATTTATGTCTATAAGAAAAGAAAAGGTTCAAGGTTGGGTTAGATATGATACCAATGGTGATTTTAAAAATATGGTTAATGTTAATAGACAAATATATACAATAGTTGAAAGAACTATTGATTCATCTACAGTCAAATCATTAGAGCTTTTCAAAAATGATTATTATTTAGATATGTCTTCTCAGCTAACTGGAAGTTCTTCAGCTACTTGGACAGTTGCACATTTACCTAATACAGAAGTACAGGTTAGATCTGGAAATTACTCACTAGGTACATTTACAACAGACGGAAGTGGTGTTGTTACACTTGGTCAAGAGGTCACATCTGTGGAAATAGGGTTAGCTTATACACCTGAGATAACTACATTACCTCCTGAAATGCAGTTGCCAGATGGTGTTAGTGTTGGTCAAAAAAGAAGAGTTGTAAGGGCTGTTCTTGATTTAGTATCAACACTTAATGTGAAAGCAGGAGGCACAAGAATTTTGCTAAGATCAGTAACAGACGATTTTTCTCAAGAGCCTACTGCTCTTACACAAAGAAAAGAAGTCTTTTTATTAGGTTGGTCAAGGGAAGGAAGGGTAACAGTTACACAAGAGGAACCATTGCCAATGACACTTAACGGCATATTATTAGAGGTAGAAGTTTAATGGGAGCTGCTGGATACGGATTGAGTGCAGTTATGTCACTAGCTGCTGCAAGACAAGCACAAAAAGCATATGCTAATGATGCACAAGCTGCTTATGAACAAGCTGAAATGGCTAAGATACAAGCTGACCAAGAAGCTATAAATAGAACGGCACAACTAAATGCCCAACTTGCAAGTATATCTGCCAGTGCTGGCAGTGGTGGGGTAGCAGTCGGAACAAGTGGCAGTATTCAAAATATAAGAAGAAGAGAAACACAGTTAGCTAAAGCCGATGTTTCTGCTATCAAGCTTATGGGTTTTCAGAATAGACGTAAGTTTCAATTACAGGGTCAAGCAAGCAAAACTAAAGGAAAAGCTGCTTTACTTACTGGATTGGGTAATGCAGCACAATCAGCTTCAAAAGCATATGAGGTTAGTTAATAATGGCTATTAAAAGAACTATCAAAAGACAAAATCTAGTTAGCCCAGTTGCTATGGATTATAGTAGTGGTGGTTTGGCAATGTCTCAAGCCAGTCAAAATATAGCTAACACAATATCTAATGTAACAAAGTTTGTAGATGACAATCAGTTTCAACAAGCAGTTCTTGATGCTGAGATAGCAGGAAGACAACTTGGTACACAAACTACAAAAGACAAAGAAGGTAATACAATACCAAAGCCATTAGATCAGATGTCTCTCAATAGCTTTACTGCCGATATTTACAACAAAGCTAATTTAAGAAAAGCACAACAATATTTTAAAAAAGAAGCTATCAATAGCTATGGCTTGGCTTTACAAAACCATGCACAAGATGTGGCAAATCAATCTTTTCAAGAAAATCAAGGCAGAGTTGATGGAGATGGTAACCTTTTGGTCAAATCTGCTGGAGAACAATATATTGATGGCATTAAAAAAAATATTTCACCAGAAGTTTTTAATGTTATAAGCCCAACATTAAGCAATGTATGGGGAAAGGCAACTAGACAGGCTTCTGCTCAGAGAATAAAAGATGTAAAAAATACTATACTATTTGAAGCACAAAAAGGCCTAAATAACATTTTAGTGCAAGAAATAAATAACATATCGAATGGTGCAGATGATGAAAGTATTGAATTTGTTGAGAGACGAAAATCAGAATTATTTGAGCTTATAGATAGTAATTCTGCAAGTAAATTAGACGCAGACAAAGCCAAGATTGTATATGGTCAAGAACTGCAAACTGGTGTTGCAGTAAATGCTGTGGATTTAGCCATAGAGTCTGGTGTATCAATACCAGAGCTTTTGCAAATGGCAATAGATACTCGAATCAACTTTGCTAATGACCCAAATATAGATGGTGATAAAGTTGAAACAGCAATGAAATCTAAGATTGCTATTTATGAAAAGCTTGAGACTGATATTCGTCAAAAATCTATTAGAGAATCTACAACTAAATTGGCAACATTAGAGTTAAATCTAATTAATAATACTGTAGTAAGTGAAACTGACGTCAAATCATTAAGGCTTGAAGATCAGGTTAGGTTTTATAAATTTAGAAATGCCTTTACAAAAACTGTAGATGACAATGTTTCCAAAAATTTGAATACAAATATTTCCGATATTGTTAATAGAGTAAAACAAGATTTTATAGCTCCAGCATCACCAACACAAGTTGATTTTGCTGAAGAAAGTTCTGATTTACTAAAGAATAGAGCTAAAATAAATATTATAAATGATTTAGTTGGCCAGCTTGGTCACAAGGATATAAGTAATACTAACAAAAATAGCATATATGGATTAGTTAATGATGTTCAAAAAGAAACATTAAAAATATCTAATGATGGTTTTAAAGCCATGATGGAAAGAATGTTTAATGGTAGTGAATCCACCCCAATGATTCCACCTAACATGCTTTTAAAAAAAGAATATATTGATGAACTTAAAAAGAAAGGTGTTGTTGGTTTAGGTACTGAAAATGCTTACACAGAAGAGCAATGGACAAAAAGAGTTCTTACATATGATAAAGAATATAGAAAGAAACAAAAAGAAGCTTATGAAGCAAGTAAAATAGGTGTTGCCCAGGAAAAGGGTGTAGAGCTTAATGTTACACAGAAAAACTTATTAGAAAATAATCTTATACCTCAAACATTTACCTACAATGGTGCTGAAACAGAATATGATGTTACACATCCTAATGAGCAAATAAGAAACGAAAGTATTGCACATTATGCCAAAATGGTTCAGTCTTTTGGTTACATACCACAGAAATTATCAGGTTTATTTAATAGTGTAAGAACATTAAAAGATGATAATTTTACATTTGCCAAAATGGCTTACTCAACAATAAAAGCAGCCGTATATAAAAAAGAAGGCAGATATGCAGATTCAAAGTTTCAAATAATAGCTAACAATAGTGGGATTGATTTATCACTAATGGAATCATCTATGTATTATGATGATGCAGGTATGTTTAGAGAAGCTCACAAAAGTCAATCTATAAATAGAAGCTTGTCTGAGCATTTTGCACTTGATGGCAGTTCTGATGAAGAAATCTTTGATGCTGGATTTCAAGAGGTCAAAGAATATTTAGATGGTAATTTTATAACCAATTTCTTTACTGATAATATTGGTGGTGATCCTTATGAAGAAAGAGCATTAAAGGCTTTTATAAGTGAAAGTGGTGCTGAAAATTTTGAAGATGCTATTATTCGTGACCCTTCAATCAAAAATGAAATGATTAAATATGTAAAATATAAAGTATCTCAAGGTGCTGTGTCTAAAGATACTAAAGGTTTACAGGTAGCTGTAAAGCAAGCATTTTTTAAATTTGCACCTAATCTAAGTATACATGAAGATCAAAATGGTAAAACATATCTAATAAAAGGTGTCAGTATTGTTAGACAAGGCCAAACAACTGTTCCTTCAGGTGGCCCAGTTGTTACAAAGGACATGATTGTAAATGATATGCTTAGGTCTTATAATTCTACATTTGCTGGTGGAACTCAAGATCCAGTAATACAAGATGCCATTGATAAAGGGCATATTATGTTTATTGGAAACAATGAATCAGCAGGGCAACAAACGTATAAAGTTGTAGCTGTTACAGAAGATGGAAGGTTTCCAACATTAGCAGATAATTACACATGGGATTATAATGGTTCTCAACTTGAAAGTGATTACTATGAGGCACTAGAAAAAATTCAAGATGGTGGTGTAAGAAAGCTTTTAGGAAGCTTTGATTTTATGTCTAGAAATAATCTAGAAGCAGTAATGGACTCTATACAATCTAATAGAGATTATGCAGAAGGATTTAAAAAACTTGTTAATACTTATAACTCTATTGCGACAACTATCAATAGGGCACCAGTTTCCTATACACAAATACTCCCTTATTTAACTTCTGATACAAATCAAAAAGATTTAGAAAACTTCTTTGATAGATTTAGAGCATTAAGGTTTGATGTTAGATGATTGAATCTCATCTTAAACCCATTCAACAACAGCTTATGTCTAAAGTTGAAGAAGAAAATGTAGACTCTATTGCTACATATAATGACGTATATAAAAGTCCAATCGTAGCTCCAGAAGAATATAGTTTTAGTGAATCAGTTGGTGCAGGGTTTAGGCAATATACTGGTGCTATGGCTTTATCAAGATTGATAGAGAACATTGACTTTGAAGACGACCCATCGTATGACCCTTTAAAAGATTCACAGGTACCAAAAGGATATGAGTGGCGATTTCTCAATAGTGCAAGTGCTAATGAAACTAAAGTCCGACTAGAAAGATTAGACTCTGATCTAAAAGATTTAGATATAATAGAAAATGGTAATATATTAGGTGTTGGTTTAGGAGGTCTTGCTTCCCCATTTACTATTGCACCGCTTGGCACATATAAAATGTTAAGCCAAACAAGTTTTTTGAAAAGATTTTTAGGTAGCACAGCTTTTACAACGACTTTATATGCTCCAGAAGAATTTCTTATTGCATCACAGTCTGAAGGCAGAACTGAAATAGCACAAACACTAATACCACTCGTAGGTGCAGGAATAATAGGTGGTACAATCGGTGGTTTATTTGGAAGACGAATTGCTGGTGGTATGAGGCCAGCAGATGATTTTGCACAAGAAGGCGAAGAAGGAATATTTAGAAGTGTAGGTGCATCAGCTGATGAAGGTAGTCCACAGAATTTAAGAAGATCAATGGATAATGAGGCTCTTGAAGAAACTGGTATCAATCTTGAAAAACTAAAGTGGAATCCAGTTACTAGACTGACACAAAGTGCAAATCTTACATCTAGAAAGATTGTTTCAGGACTTGTTGACATGGGTGGTGTCATACAAAAGAAAGTCCAGGGAGGTAAGGTTACTGGTGAATCTATGGATCAATCTGTTGAGACAACTTTTAGAAGCACCTATCTTAGTTCATTGCTAGATTCAATGAGGGCAATGGATACTGCATACCTTGGATTTAGAGGTGTTGTTGCTAAGTCTGGTGACATTGGAAGATCAATGCAGTTACTCACTATGAAAGGTAAAGACTTCATACAACGTAATCAAACACTATCTGAATTTGGCTTTCGTGAAAGGGTTGCTAAAGCCATGAGAAATGGTGATGTGGATGAAGT